GCCAGGTTCTCTCGATCACAGAAATAGAAAGAGAAATCGACACTACCTCTACTACGGTCTCCTTGTCAGTCTTCTCTCAATAGCACCAGCTAGAGCAGAAGAGAATAACGTCTCCAATCCAGTAGCTGCTGCGACAGGAAATGTAACAAACCAAGCGGTGCAATTCCAGAACAATGGTGCGCCGTCGAGACAGCACTACGGACCTAACATCTCATGCAATGGAGCGACGATGACGTTCTCTCCATTTTACATGGGAAACCACACAAAGCCTTGGGATATTGACGACGATGGTATGAGACCATCCAGTTACACCATGGCTGAGAACTGGGGAGGACAGATAAACTTCATGGTTCCATTGGATCGTGAAGGTCTAAATAGATGTAGAAGCATTGCCGAAAGGCAAGAAGAGAAGATGAGGCTTGACTACGAATTAGTCAGAGTCTTGAAGTGTGCAGAGCTACAGCAAAAGGGCTTCATGCTAATTCCGGGTAGTCGTACATACGATATGTGTAGCGATGTAATAGCTATTGCATCTTGGAAGAAAGCAGAGAAAGAAGTTTTGCAATGTAATACTCCGCCAAAACCTTGGTATAAACCTTGGAAAACACCTAAACCTAATTGTAAAAAATGATCGTACTTATCAAGCCTGTCTTAATGGCGTTCCTCAGCTCATCTGCTGTTAAGGAATTAGTTATACAACTACTGGAAGCTTACGCAGAGTCCACAGACAATACCATTGATGACAAGGCAGTCGAATTAGTCAAAAAGAATTTATTCCCCGGTAGCTAAATGAAAAAAGCCACTGAAGACCAGTTTAACGAACTGCATAACCTAGTCACATCTGAGTTCCTTAACAGGGTCAAAAGTGGCGAAGCAACGACCCAAGATTTGAAAGCAGCCTGTGACTGGTTGAAGACAAATGACATAAGCGGTGTTGCATATAACGGCAACCCACTCGATAAATTGGCGCAAATCATGCCACAAGTAGACCCAGAGTTAGTAAAGGCGAAACTTTATGCAAAGGCAAAGTACTAGCGACTATTACAAATCCAACCCTCGCGCTAGAGCAAAGAGGCTTAAACAACAAGCCAGATATAACAAAACACCCAAAGGATTAAAGATACGTGTTGCTGCAAACAAACTTAACCGGACTCTTGGCACTTATGGCAATGGAGATGGACTTGACGCCGCCCACACAGGGAAAGGCAACAAAGGCAAACTCCAAGACCCGACAGTCAATAGAAGACGAGGAAGAAAAGCACTACGTATCCGTAAACCCTCTAAATGACACCATTACTACCTAGCCCACAACATTACTTATACAACCTAATAACCATGACGAGTTCTGAAGGCAAACGACTCTGGCGTCAAGCCATTAAGGAGCACTTCGACTGCACATGTGTTTATTGCGGCAATAACTATGAATTACACGAACTTACACTCGACCATGTCAAACCTAAAACTGATGGTGGAGAAGACCTTACAAGCAATCTTGTACCCGCGTGCAGAGCATGTAATCAAGGCAAAGGTAGTAGCCATTGGCAGAGATGGATGCGAAAGACATTTGGACATCGACCTCTGAGAGAAATGATCATTCTTCAACATATTAATTAGCTATGCTAAAGATTGGAAAGGGTACCCAGTATAACTCTAAAACAAAAACTGGATGGAAAAGAGAAGGCGATAAATGGGTTTACTTTGAAAAAGGAGTCAAGAAACCTCATGCTGGAGTAGCTAATAAAGCAGCGCTTGGTATTAAAAAACATGTTGTTACGCCAGTCAAAAACGCTCTAAGAGACTTCTCAAGGATTGGACAACTTAGTGATACATACGATCCTGCTAAGAAAAAGTATTTAACTAAAAACGAGTTAAGAGCTAAAAACATACAAGACAAAAAGTCTCCCGGTAATAAGAAGCTATCTAGCTCTATTAGAGGTGAGCAGAAGAAAGAAGAAGCTAAAAAGAATCCAGAGAAGAAAAAGGATTCTTCCAGTACATCATCATCATCTAAAAAATCTTCTAGTTCTAATAGAAAGAAGATGGGTGCTATCGAAAGAAAGAACCGAGAAATTCATGGTGGTGAAGCTGTAGACAAGCTCAAAATCAAACACGCTGACTGGAAGAAAGCTCGTAAGGCTGGAACTCTAGACAAGTGGAAGGAGAAGTACAAGAAGAAATAAACACCCACGTCAACTAATACACGCCGTCCGAAAGGGCGGCTTTTTTAATGGCAATTCTTAAATACATTCTTGAGTCAGGTACCGACCAAGCTACTAATGCTGTCAAGACATTAGCTGAAAACGGCGGTAAATACGTAAACGGTAAGAACGGTAAGAACGGAATATTAAACGGTAACGGTAATGGCAACGGGAAGAACGGACATCACGTTGACCCAGTAACGGCTGGAGCAAAGAAAGACCGAGATGAGAAATCTAAAGCTGCTGCTTTAAAAGCTTTAAACAAAGCCAACACATACACGAAACAAGACTTTGAACAGACATTAGAAATACCAGTCACTGCAAAGCTTGCAAGTGTAGAGCAACAGGTAACACGTAGACAATTAACAAAAGGTGTTATAGGTCGTCGTACACTTCCAATTACAGATCGAGTTATAGGAGTAGCAGAAGTCTCAGAGAGAGTTAAAGGTCCATATAGAAACAGATTAAGATCCTATATGGCTCAACACAACGACAATCTATTAGGTCACATGAGCGACCCAGAAGTAGGTACATTAAAAGTAGCTGGTCAGGAATTTCGTGGTAAAAAGACTTCTATAGTTAAAGCTACTGGTAAACCAGACGCTAAATTAAAGAATAGAGGTAGCGACGTCCTAGAAGGTAAAAGACGTTGGGCACGTATGGTATCTCAAACAGTTGATGAAGCTGATTTACAAGTTTACTTCAAAGAAGGTGGACATCATAAATTAGAACTTGACTTAGGTGCAGCTATTACTGAAGGTATGCCCGAGAACCAAGTAAAACCCTTCTGGTCATTAGTTCAAAGATCCTATCCTTACCTATTCCCGGGAAATCATCCTAAAAACCTACAACGCTTTGAACTAGGCTTTACAGATAAGCTCCATAAAGAAGTTCATAGACGCCTAAACAAAGCTGGCTTAAGAGCAAAAGATGTAGAAAAAGCTCTTAGAGGTAGACCAACATCCGAAAAGTTTGCCTTCCTAGAAAAGGTATCCAGCATCCTTGAAGAAATAGACGAATTCATGGGTAAAGAGATGTCTAAGAACATGCGTAGACAAGCCCGTGAGCTTCGTAATACATAACCTTTCCACATTCGTACATGAATGACGTTTTAAGCGCCTTACAGGACGATTTCAAGCTGTTTCTGCAAGCATTATGGGAACAGCTAGACCTACCGTCCCCAACTAGGGCGCAATATGCAATAGCAGACTACTTACAACACGGACCTAAACGTCTACAGATCCAAGCTTTCCGAGGAGTTGGTAAGTCTTGGATCACCGGCGCCTTCGTTTTGTGGACGCTATTTAATGATCCAGAAAAGAAGATTATGATCATTTCCGCTTCGAAAGAGCGCGCAGACAATATGTCGATCTTCTTACAAAAAATAATCATAGAAACTGCATGGTTAAATTACCTCCAGCCAAAAAGCGACGATGCTCGTTGGTCTCGCATTTCTTTCGACGTAAATTGCAGTCCGCATCAAGCTCCCTCAGTGAAGAGCGTGGGTATTACTGGTCAGCTAACTGGATCACGCGCGGACTTAATGGTACTGGACGACATCGAAGTCCCCGGAAACAGCATGACGGAGATGATGCGTGAAAAACTCCTCCAATTATGCACAGAAGCAGAGTCGATCCTTACCCCGAAGGATGATAGCCGTATTTGTTATCTCGGGACTCCTCAGAGTTGTTTTACTGTTTACAATAAGCTGGCAGAGCGCAGTTACCGTCCGTTCGTTTGGCCGAGCCGGTTCCCCAGAAAACTCTCAGCCTATGAAGGTCAAATAGCTCCTCAACTACAAGAAGATTTAGACAACGGCGCCCAAGCTTGGGAATGCACAGACCCAGATAGATTTGATGATGACGACCTCGTACAAAGGGAAGCGTCAATGGGACGCTCTAACTTCATGCTTCAGTTCATGCTCGATACGAGCTTATCTGACGCAGAGAAATTCCCTCTCAAAATGGCTGACCTTATTGTTACTAGCGTTAATCCCACTAAAGCTCCCGAGTCCGTCGTATGGTGCTCAGATCCTAAAAATATCATCCGCGACGCCCCTACAGTTGGCTTACCGGGAGACTATTTTTACAGCCCAATGCAACTTGTTGGAGAATGGGATGATTACCAAGAAACAGTTGCATCGGTTGACCCTTCGGGTCGAGGCAGCGATGAAACGGCTGTCTCCTACGTATCCCAACGAAACGGGTTTCTCTACCTGCATGAAATGCGTGCGTACAAAGACGGGTACAGTGACACAACGCTGTTAGACATACTTAAAGGTTGCAAGAAATATAACGCGACAACTCTCCTAATTGAATCTAACTTCGGTGACGGCATCGTCGCAGAGCTATTTAAAAAGCACCTCATCAATACTAAGCAGAGGATATTAATTGAAGAAACCAGAGCCAATGTCCGTAAAGAAGATAGAATTATTGACTCTCTTGAGCCTGTCTTTAACCAGCATCGTATGGTTATCAATAGGAGCGTACTCGAATGGGACTACTCCTCTAATAAAGAAGAAGCTCCAGAAAAGAGACTCCTCTATATGCTCTTCTATCAAATGTCTAGAATGTGTAGAGAAAAATTCGCAGTTAAGCACGACGACAGATTAGATTGTCTAGCTCAAGCTGTTCAATACTACACAGACGCCTTAAGCATCTCCGCCGAACGCGCAATACTAGACAGAAAAGACCAAGAGTTCGCTGACTTACTTGAAGCTTTTACAGACGACCCTCAAGCAGCGACTAACCACCTCGTCATGGGTATGAACTTAAACCAACGTAAACAAGCTAGAGGCTTGGCTGGTGGAAAGTCAGTCCCCACTTGGACTTAGGACCGGGGCGGACTAATAGGGGGAGAAGGGTGGACTCCCCCGCCACAAATAGACAAACCATCCCTCTCCAACATCCCTTAATGATGTTCTAGAACACATCAACAACAACGAAGACGACTCCTACCCGCTATGAATTTATTCCTTGATACCGCTTCTGAGACAGAAGTCGTCGAGAGAATAGGTACTGGACTTATATCCGGTATTACTACTAATCCAAGTTTGATCCTTAAATCGACTCTCGATAATAATCCCTTCGATGTCTACCACAAATTAATCAAGATCCCTAACCTCCCTGACGTCTCCATTGAAGTCGTCGCCGACACAGAAGAAGAGTTCATTGATCGTGGTCTTAATGTTCATAAAGAATATGGTCCTACAGCAACTGTAAAGCTGCCTTGTACGATGCCCGGGATAAAAGCTTGTAAATATCTTTCAAACATCGGAATTAAAACCAATGTTACACTTGTCTTTAGCGTTAGCCAAGCAATATTGGCTGCCATTGCTGGCGCTACTTATGTTTCTCCCTTTGTGGGTCGATTAGACGATAATTCGTTCGATGGACTTGCATTGATAGAGCAAATAGCCAGTCTCTACAAATTAAAATCAATAAAAACTAAGGTTTTAGCTGCATCAATCCGTGATGTCCGGTCAGTCGGGCTAGCCTTCCAAAAAGGCGCTGATATATGCACAATCCCTGCCGCCGTCTTCGATAAACTCGTAAATCACGTATTAACAGATCAGGGTCTGGAGAAGTTCAATCGTGATTTCGTTGAAGCGTGTGCAATTCAGAGAGACGCCGTCAACTTTTGACATAAATTTCCCAACCCTCTTATCGAGGTACGCTGGACGCAAATACCCCCAAGGGGGGTAAGGAGGGTCGGCTCAGGCGCGATCAATTAACGCAGGCGCGCCACGAAGCTGGCCAGATCCCTTGGTATGACAGGGATGATGCCGCACTACCAATCCGCCACACGTCCTCGCGATCAATTAACGCAGGGGCGCGGGCGATCCAACTACCGCGCAGGCGCGAGGTACTCGTAAGGCGATCTGTATCTTCATTTGAACACAAAGGCTAGACACCAGTCCACCACTGTGATAATCATTCGACTTCTTTTAGATAAGCGATGCTAATGACGCTTGGCATCACTGGCTTTTGCCCACTTCTTGCAAATGAGATGCTTGCAAAGGTGGAAGCAATCGATTATTGTACTTTCATAGGATTCTTGAAGATTGAGATCTTTCGAACTCTCGACTAGAGAGTGAGAGAGTTCTCAAGATTCAATCAGAATCCATGAGACTTCACTCCTTGGTTGGTGTCCCTTCAAACCAAGTAAAACCAAAAATCGGCGCCACTGCCGTCATAAATGATCGTCCCGTCAACTGCGGAAATGAGTTGACATCGCCGACCAAGCGGCGCTTGAAATGAGCTTGGGGCTAGTGAGTTGGTTGAACTCACAGCATGAACATGACCCAGTATGTAAGGCATACATCGAGGTTCAAGTCCACGACTGGGTTTCAATTGCTATTTCTTTATGCAATCTTATCAAATGTTCATGGGTAGAGACATCCCTTCAGGTGGTTACGTTAGTAACCAAGCGTGGGATGAGTTCTGCAAAGCCTGCCTAGATACACGCTTCGATGGTTACACCATCAGCGATGTTCAAGGATGTTGGAAAGGTAAGAAAGAGGACACCAAATGCGTGACCATCACTACCGAGTACGACAATCTAATCAAGGAGGTCGCAACTCTATTCCGTGACAAGTTCAAACAAGATAGCGTAGCTATACAAACTCTTCCACCTATGGAATTTGTATAGTGGGCGACGAGGGTTCGAATCCCTCTCTATCTCTGGGCTTTAGCCCTTTTATTCTATACATGTTCATTCAATGTTTTTAATTCATTCAAGATACAGCGAAGCTGTTGAATTCATTTCAGTTAATCCACTTAAAGCTACTGCTTTAGTGAGATATACATCAGGTGGAGAGTATCTCTACCGTGGCGTATCAAGGAGGAAGCTCCTTAACTTGATGATCAATGACAACATGTCATTAGGATTCTGGATTCAACAGTTAAGTTTGAATGCTACTAAATATAATTCCAAATCAACTGGTATGACTTACGAGTTGGTTGGTCATTCAGTTAGTAGTCGTACTCTTCCGGTATTACTACAACAGCATCAAGAAACTATCGCTGCTTGATACATAAGGGAGTCAATCCCTTATTGGTTCATTAGTTAAATGGCTATAACAATTGATTGTCTATCAATAGTTAAGGGTTCGATTCCCTTATGGACCGTTGCTCCTCAATGAGAGGAGTTATTGTTTCTCATGCGTAAGGTTGAAACCTTAATGTGTGCCGCTATTAAACAGCGTGCATCAACAACATGTGGTTCTAATACCCGTGTTGTTAGCGATGACACTGGCTCCTATGTATACCTTCATGGTCACAACATAGGCAAGGTCGCACCAGATGGAACGTTAAGTGTTAACAGTTGTGGATGGGAGTCGAACACTACCAAGTCGAGACTTAATGCCTTGATTGATGTGTTCTCTGAGTTTGTATCTGATGGTATCTATCAGAAGAACTTTACTTGGTGGGTATTAGATAACGGAGAGACAAAGCTATTCCCTTGTAATAGCTGGTACTCCTTTACTTAATCCTTCCACCTTCGTACTCATTATGAACTACACAAAACAAACCAAAGCACAATTACTAGCAGTAATTGAAGACAAGGATGCAGCACTTCAAGTGTATGTAGATGATAACAACATCACTGCATATAGAGAAAGAGAATCTTTCTTAGTAGCTGCATTGTTCTTCACTGCTGCAATAGGATTTGCTTTCTGATTGTCGCATGATGCCAGCCACTTCGGTTGGTATCACGAGGTAATCCCTCCATTATTCTTTTGTATTTATTATTATGTCTTGTATTAACAATGAAGCTCTATATGAGCAGTGCCTCGAGGAAGTAATCGAGGAAGCTACGTTAACAGAAACGTTAGCTAAATATTCCGCCGAAGATTTACATCTAGCTGCGATGAATAGATTTTCCGATAGAGGATATTAATCATGCTACCTATTGATGCACATCAGTACTCGTACATTACATGTACTGAAGTTAACTTACCGGGGCAAGGTCGCACCCTTGATAGTAAGTTAATACATAACAATGATGTAGAATTTAGACTACAACAATTACAGATTGCGTACCCTAATAAACAATTTGTGATACACAAGTGCAGACCTTAAGTAATATTTAGTGAGGATATATCAAGGACATTGGTATATCTTCACTATCATTTCACAAGCATGGACGGAGTCCTGCTTCACAAGCATTAGGCAAGGACGTAACTAACTAATTAACTACTAATACTCAAGGACGTAATGACTAAATACGCATTCAAGCTCAAGGACGTACAGCCTTATTTGGACACAGTACAGCACATTCTACCGGAGTATCCCAACGAGGACGCCCGAAGCATCGCCGAGTACTGCTATGTCCACTGTGACTCCAATGACGAAGAGGACGTATGTAGGGGTATGCATCACTACTACGAAGTCTTTGCAATCGACAAACCATCAACCCTATCGGAGCCAAGTTATTAGCTATGCCAAACAAGGACTTAGTAACTTCTTATGCCAAGGAGTTAAACATGATAAAGGTAAATAAACGAACCAGAGCTGGGCGTTGGGGCAAAGCTATTAGATGCCCTGAGTGCAGTGAGGTAAGCATCGTTTACCATTTCGCATGGTGTGGGCTGACCTGCCAAGGATGCGACACCATGGTAGATAAGAAAGATTGGTGGGTGCCAGCATGACTGCACTACATCATGGCTGCGACTGCGAACATTGCCAGCGCGTAGCGGAGACGTACGACTATTTAGAGGCGTCTCATAAACAACAAAAGAATACTAAGGGTAGAAAAAAGCCACAAGCATTAAGGCAGGCGAAAGCGAGGACGAAGGCATATATAAGGGGGAGAATATGAAGACAGAAATACTATTACGAATCTATCTAAAGAGTAGGAGAGCAAGAATCAAACCTATCCGTAAACACTACAACCTCAACTCATTCGGATAAGCCTATGCAATCCATCAAGTGTATATACAGCAGGGACGGAGATATTAACCATAAATACTTTGCCTTTAAGGACAGTGACGACGCCGAGGACATCGCGTGGACGTGTAAACGCTGGACAGATCGACATCAACTAATCCTCATAGACATTCAACACAATGCACGGAAAATACCTTCCAAACAATTGGCAAGCCTACAAGGACATGCCAGACGACTTCTTCCAACCAATGACATATGAACAGTTCGAAGACTGGAAGATAGATGGTTACTTAATACCAGATTCAGTGAGTTGCATTATGCGTATCCAATCGCCGACCACTGGAAAAATTAAGGAAGTCTATTACTCATCAGTTGCTTGGGCGCAAAAGCGCGTCAAGAAATGCATGAAGAATAACGAAACATTCACGCTCGTCTCTATGGACGGAACATTTCACCTATCACCTACGGAGCCTCACAGTTATGACGAACTCAACTAAAGCATTAGCCAAACTAATCAATGAAATTGATGCACATAAGCACAAGGATGAACTGATCAAACTCTTGAATGATCAGGTGGCAGATGATACATTTATAGTGAATAAAGTATTTTCTTAATGTGAAAAGGGTTACGGTTAAGTTGGATGATGATAAACATCTAAAGCTAAAAGTTATTGCAGCATCTCAGGAGTTAACGCTTAACGATGTAATGATACGTGCAGCAGAGATGTATATACAGCAGAACAGTAAAGGTATACTTAATAAGTAAACCCTGACTAGCGGAACTATAATGAATATCATTTTATACACAGGCTTGCGGTTGGTATAGATACTCATTAGACCTGTGTTGTACTTCGACTTCTAAGCCTTGGAAATTTATTCGAAAGGTGACTTGTATATTGGCATCGATGATGTTAAGTACTGTGACTTTTCCTTACACCTTGGTAACTTGTTAGTAGAGTACAGGTGTCCAAAGTCTAGGAACAATGGCGTCCGACCCTTGGAGGAAACTGACAGACCTGAAGATGTCGAAATTACTGACAGTAATTGAGGTTATCAGAGGTCATGATTCAGAAATCCCTGCCCAAACTATCGCCGTCTTCTTATACATAGCATCACATGATGACTGTTCTAAGAAACAACTAAGCGACCCTGAAGTGGGACTCAATATGAGTTCAGCCAGTGTTTCTCGTAACTGCGATTGGCTCTCAGGACGCCATCGCTTACCTAACAAGAAAGGACTGGGCTGGATCACTAAGTATCGAGACCCAACTGATCAGCGTAAGCAGATCTACAAACTAAACGACG